GCCCGGTCAGGCTGTCCATTGCGTCCTTGTTCCGGCTCACATAGTCCGCCGGGTGGTTGGCATTCCATTCCCGCTCTTCCTGTTCCGCCTGGTTCTTTCTCCGTAGGGTATCAAATAACATAAAGTTCCCTTCTTTCTGCCCTCTGTCGCAGGGCCCTCCATTTTCCCGCAAAACAAAACTTCACTCGTCCACTGCAAACCTCACCGCCATGCCAGGGGCCCCACACCGATCTTCAGATCCCGGTAAACGCTCTCACCACCCACGGCAGCAGCTGTGCACCCACCTGCAAAACGTTCCCCCAGAAGTTGGTGTTGTTCGCATCCTTCTGCTGGGCCGCTGCCACCGCGTTGGCATATTCGGTGTTGGCATTGTTCAGCTGGCCATGGTAATTGTTCAGCTTGGTGTTGTAATCGTTGATCGCCAGCTGCTTCTGCTGCTGTAAAGAGCTCAGCCGACTGCTCAGATCACTCTTCTTTGTGGCATATTCGTTGTATGCCTGGTTGTATAAGCTGTCTGCCACGTCCGAAAGCCCGTTCATGGTGCTCTGGTAGGCCGTCTGCCCGCTGGAAGTGCCCCAGCTGTTGCCGTAGCCGCCGCTGCGGGCCGAAGCGTTGGCGGCAGCGTTCTCGCTGGCCAGCTCCGCACCCCGGGTGTACTGGTTCTTGTACTGCTGGTAAGCTGCGTCCTTGGTGTAGTCGTAAGAAAAGCCG